TTGAAGTAAGCGGCACGAAGTCCACGGCGGTACTGGTAGACACCAACGAAACTATCGAGTTTCACCCGAACTACATTGGCAAATATCGCGTAGTGAGCTACGAAGATGCAATGCAGATCCGCAACGAAATTGAACAAGCCAAGCAAGATGATGCATCACTCGTACCGGATTCAGGATCCGTTGAGGCGGAAGAGGAATTTCGTCCAGAATCCGGAGTACCGATTCCCGACCTACAGAATGTGGACTCAGGACACATCGTGGATGAACACTCCACTACGGGACAAGATGGACAGGATGGTACAGGTGGGGTTGTTACAGAAACGTGGGAACAATGGGTAGAGCGTTCGATTCTCAACCTTGTAAGCACAGTTAACGGACTGACTCCAACTAGTCACCTGTCAGAAGCGAAGCCGCCGTTAAAGGATGTGGCGTAAATGGAAATGGTAAAAATGTCGAATGGATTGATAACGGATAAATACACAACGGTTCATCACGAGAAAGAATATACGTTCAACGCCCCGCACAATTTTGAGGTAAGGAGTGTTGACGGAGTTCTTGCAAAGATACATTTCCAAGAAGGCCCAATAAAAGAATCCGGAATAAACGGCGTGATGAACGAGGATTTGATTGCTATGGTCATCCGGCGTCTGAAAGGATTTCAAGGTAGCGAATTTGCTTGCAGAGAGAATGCGGAAGCCATAAGAAAACTGGAAGAATCGTTGATGTGGTTGAGAAAAAGAACAGTGGATCGGGAGATTCGCGGAGTCGAAGGAACACATACGGTTTAGAACTTGCGTGAAACGACATCGTCTCGACCGAATCCGCTTAACGAAGTGTAGGCCGTATAGAGTTATATGGGCGGGGAAACTCGCCTATAAGGGGGATAAGGATGACAATCCTTAAAAAGTATCTGTGGGACGTACAGCCATGGTATCAGAAAGTAGCGTTTGTCGTGATGTCATGTGCGTATATGAACCTATCAGTTATCGGATGGATTCAGATATTTGGAGGATAGAGGAATGGAACGAGCAATCTTTTGGGGCATATTCATAACAATGATGACCGCGATGACAATACACGCATGTAAGATAATCATCCCGAGATGGAAAGAAGCGCTTAAAAAACCTGATCGGAAGGAGTGAATCACTTGAACAACGAAGACGTATCAGAGATCCTAACAAACTTCCGATCATACCGTTATGCGGCAAAGGTAGGAGAAGCAGAAGGATACTTAGACGGAGCTCCTACGCTCTACGGAGAGAGACAACGGAGTCCTAATCGTTGGGACGCTACGAGGTATAGTCGCATTGTAAACACGGTCAACGGGGCTGTAGACGACGTTCTGACGGATGAGCAAAGAACGGTCATCAACCGTAGATATCTTGAGCGTAACCCGTTGACACTCGGTCAGATCGCGGATGTTATGCATTGCGACAGAAAGACCGTACAGCGTAGGCACAAAGAGGCGTTAAAGCAACTAAGCATAGCGCTTCAACCCATTGAACGGGAGACGGAGATAACACCATTCCCACATCGATTCGATCCTGATTGGATATTCAAAGAGCAACTAGAGGGCGCGTAAATGTCCCATTTTTGCCCACAAAGTACCCACAACACGTGTTAAAATTCTATCATAGGGAATTGACGCTGAATGATGGCAATAAAGGCGACCCCCTTTCCCATCATTCACACAATTTCCTCATTTTGAGATCATGCGCGGGCTGCGTACAATCTCATGCCGCGCCTGTATACAGACTATCGGGCGCGGTAAACAATTACACAACGTGGGTGGCGGAATAAGACGCTACTAGATAAGGGTCAACCTGACACGGAAACTCATCGGGTAAAACCGAAAGGCAGACGGGAACTGGTTATCTAAAATGACCTATGCACAGGCGAAAGTCCTATGCCCCACGATTAATAATTCCATTCCAACCTATACTCTTCTCCTTTAGTCGCCTAGTGCGGCTATTTTTGTTTTTACAGACAGGAGGCGCGAACATGAAAAACGATTATGAGATTCGCGGAGATGTAACTGCAATATTCATAAAGAGTCAAAAGTTTGGCGATGACGAGGTATTGATTTCTACTAGCAAACTAGAAATGATGAAATCTTATTCTGGTAGTTGGCACTTGAATAGATATCCAGGTTTAAGTTATTCGTACTGTCAGGGGTCTTACGTTGATTCGAAAAATAAGCGGAGAAGTGTAAAATTACATCGCTTTATAACCAATGCGCCGGAAGGTATGGTCGTGGATCACATCAATCACGACACCCTTAACAACACTGATGAAAACTTGAGAGTATGCACTATTTCAGAAAATCAGCAAAACAGAAATGGCGTATGCAAGAATAGCAAATCGGGGATACGTGGAGTGTATTGGGATAAACGCATTAAAAAGTGGGTTGCCAGAATGACGTTGAATGGGAAATATAAACATTTAGGACACTTCACTGACCTGAAAGAAGCTGAGTTAGCGGCAATCGAATCCAGAAGACTCTACATGCCATTTTCTAAAGAATATGTTTCTTGATGGAGGCCGCATGAAATCAAAGTATTTGATATCTTATTCTATTGACTCCATAACAAACTTAATAGGCTACGAAGACGAGGAAGAGCGTAACGGAGCATTCAGACAATACACAGAAATAGGCGTATTAACCGTACACAGCACCATGTTACGACCTGAGCAGATATGTGTGATGGATGTTATGAGCTGCGCGGTGTTCAGGCATTTACACTAAGATTTATACAAGTAATTGCATAAAAGACGAATAATCAACGTTAAAAAAGCGTGAAAGTGGCAAAAATTGCGGGGGTTATACTTCGAAATGGCTGAAATGAGTGAATAAACGATGAATATGGGGGTGAAGAGATGGCATTAAGCGATGAGAAGCGAGAACAGGTCAAGGCGCTTCTTGCCACGGGAGCAGCTAAGAATGATGTAGCTAAGAAATGTAAGATATCATGGGCTACCGTTGACGCAATAGCGAAAGAAGCGCCTGATGAAATTGAGAATATTCGAGAACAGAAAAGAACACAGTTCATCGACAGGCTTTGGAGTAGTATGGATCAAGCCTTGGGATTGGCAGACAAGAGGATTCAACTTGCCTTAGATGCCAACCATAAACTAGATGAGCTAACAGAGGCTGTTGTTGATTCCGACTTAGATCCAAAGAAAGCATACGAACTGCAGAAAGCCATTAGCGATATATCGGCAGTACCACTTGGACAGATATCAACTTTCATCGGAACAATATACGACAAGCACGCGCTAATGACCGGCGGCAAGACTGCGGACATTGGTCTGAGTTATGAGGAGCAGCTCAAGAAGCTATTGGGCGGTGCATCATAATGCATCCACTCCTACAGTTACAACACGACAATCAACTATACTTCCGCAAAGCTTTGAAGATTAAGAACAAGAATGCAGAGATCATCACATTCGAGACTAACGGTTCACAAGATAAATTGCTCAAGATCATCGAGGATCACTATTCGAAGTACCCGGATCCTAAAACGCGCCCAACGCTGTACATTGTCATTCTAAAGGCTCGGCAGCAGGGAATGAGTACAGCAACAGAGGGAGTGTTCTTCAAGGCCATCACCATTGGCATGCCGGGAGACACACCATATCAGAAGACAGCGATGGTCATATCTTACGATGAGGACTCGGCTCAGACCATAAACGAGATGTCCGATCGGTTCTATCAGCATCTACCTTCTGAGATAAAGCCGATGAAGCGAAATAGCCGAGGCAAGGGATTGATACTAGAGAATCCCACTAACGTTCAATCGGAGTTCGAAAAGAATCCAGGATTGCAATCGAAGTTCCTTATCGATACAGCGAATAACCTTTTCGCCGGCTCAGGTAAGACAATGAACTACGTCCACATATCGGAGTTATCGAAGTGGAGCAAACCAAAAGAGACGATGAAGTCCCTTATGCAGTCAGTGCCAAAGAATAACGCTATCGTAATCGTTGAGAGTACGGCGAATGGTGCAGGAGACGCGTTTCATGAGTTATGGAATCAAGCCGAGTCAGGAGAGAATGATTTCATTCCGATATTCCTACCTTGGTTCACACATAAAGAATACAGTAACCCGTTTTACAATGAGTCTGACAAGATTGCTCTTGCTCAATCGCTAGATGATGAGGAGAAGCAATTAGTCAGCCTTTTTAATTTATCACTGGAACAATTGAACTGGCGCAGAAGCACCATAAAGAACAATTGCCAAGGTTCAATCGAGACATTCCACCAAGAGTATCCAAGTACAGCAGAAGAGGCTTTCTTAACGTCCGGTAGACCGCGCTTTGACATCCCAGTACTCAGGGAATACCTCGCACAATGTGTGGACGGTCAGAGAGGTTACCTGGAACGTGTAGGAGGAAGAGTTCAATTCATCCCGGATCCTAATGGATACATCGAGGTATGGGGTAAGCCGAGCGATAAGGTTGAGAACTTCATAGGCGGTGACGTTGCCAAGGGATTAATTACAGGCGACTATTCCGCAGCTCCAGTATGGGACAGCAAATACGATCTAAACGCGATGTGGCACGGTCATATTGATCCTGACTTATTCGCAGATCAATTAAGCATGTTGGGAACGTGGTATAACGATGCGTTGATTGCGGTGGAAGAGAACAACCACGGATTAACGGTACTAAATACCATGAAGACTAATTACTCCAACCTGTACTATCGAACCTCCTATAACAAACTCAATGATGAAACGAAGAAAGAGCTTGGGTGGTGGACAAGTGAGCAGACGAAGAAACTGGCTATCGACAATATGGCGAGACTTATTAGGGAAAAGAAACTTGGCATCAAGTCGAAGAGGCTTATACAGGAGTGCATGAGTTACGTTATCGATGAAAAAGGGTCGACGAATGCACAGCAAGGATCATACGACGATACGGTAATGGCTACTGCAATAATCCTAATGGTCATGGAACAATACGCTGTTCCGGTACTCAGCATAGTTGCTCCCGCAATCGCAGAATCAACGAATGAGCGATTCATACGCCAATCAGATGGACGAGTTAAGCATATAAGCGAGATCGAAGACGAGAGACGAAAGGAAGATGATGGATGGTTAAGTCAGTGGGGGTGAGCAGATGAACATTCTAATAAGCCTCCTATGCGTCCTTCTAAGCATTGCAATCCTATACGCAGGGTTTTATCTTGCTAAGCATGTAGTCGAGCGCCAACACCGTGCCAATGTCCTGGAGGACTCGTACAAAGAGGCGACAGATCACATACTACATCTCGAACGAGAGATACTTGGACTTAATAGTCAGATCGAACAAATGCAGTATGAGTCACAGTTGAATGGTGACAGAGTACCGCGTCCAAGGTCATGGAACCCAAGCGATCCACTAAATAGCTCAACTAGTCGCCAATAGGCGGCTTTTTTATTGCAGAAAGGAGTGAACGAATGCCAAGAGTTGATGATAAACCTACGGATATCATGGATGAAAATAATATAGACCATGACGAAGCGCCTCAGACAGAAGCGCAACAGGCGTTAGGAAACAGGGTTCAGACGATGTTTCGCGGATCTTACGAGGCGAAGGATCAAATGGATCTCATGAACCGATGGTCGCGGTACGACGACTATAAGCACAACTTACAGAATGAGCCAATGTCTCCAGATCATCCAGGAAGCATAACGAACATTATCCATCCAATCATAGAAGGTCAGATAAGCGACTTAACGGACAAACCATTCTCAACCGTAGCAGAAGGTCGGGAGCCGGGCGACGATATGTTCGCGGAGGACGTACAGCACGCAATGGACTTCGTGCTTGATCGTAATCAATTCCCTGTGAAGCTCGATATCTCCGAGCATGACCGGCTAGAGCTTGGGACAACGGTCATAAAGGAGTATTTCGATAGCGAGGCATTGGGTGGCAAGGGACTTCCTACGTTCGAAGTTGTAAGCCCGGCTAACTTCTTCCCGGATCCTAAATGGACAGCGGCACATTTGCTGCAAGAATGTGAGTTCGTTATCCATGCGGTATCGAGGCCACTTAGTTGGATTAGAAAGAAGTTTCCTAAACTCGGTAAGTATGTGGTGAGAGAGACGACATGCCCCTACGATCCAGACTTGGACACGCCAAACTTCAAGACGGATGAGGTCGAAGTAGACACATCACAGAAGGCATTGCTTATCGAATGCTACATGAAGGACGTTAACGGTGAAATCTACTGCGTCCACGTTGCCAACAACATCGTTCTTGAAGACAGCCGTAAAGTGCTGAAAGGCGAGAAGTTACAACGACGCAACCAGTTCCCATTTGTGGTTATTCCCTGTTACACGCAGAGAGGAACGGGATGGGGGCAAGGGGACGTTGAACTGCTAATACCTACCCAAGACCTTATCAACGATTTGGACGATCAGATACGCATGACAGCGCGTCTCATGGGCAATCCGCAAATTGTGGTTGGGCAGAACGCAGGTAAGGGTTTCGACATGCGGAAGTGGACGAACAAACCGGGACTTAGAATACCTATGCGTGACCACACAGCGTGGACGGCCGTACAGGGTATGCCAGTGTCTCCCGATATCCCACAACGTCGAGAGAAAGCATTCGATGAGGCTAATATCATCAGCGGTCGACCTGACGTAAATCGCGGGGAAGCTCCTGGCGGGATTACAGCAGCATCCGCAATCCTAGCCCTACAACAAGCCGGACAGAAGCAAGTCGTCCATAAAGCGAGGATGTGGAAACAAGGATGGTCTAAGGTGCTGGAGCTCCTATACGACGATATGATTACGCATTGGGACGAACCTATGTGGATCAGGTTGAACGGTAATGAGTTGGATTACAAGTTCTTTGATCCAACACAATTGACCAATGCACCGATTATGGTTCCTAACCTATCTCCCATGGAAGGCGAGGATTCCATTAAGCAATTGGACGACATCCAACCCATGATGAATGGTGAGGAGCCAATGTTGGACGAAATGGGACAGCCTCAAATGCAAGCTGTACCCATGACACGTGAGGCTGAGTTTGATTTGCGTTTAAACATTGGCGATGGATTGCCTAACGACAAAACATTCCAATATCAAACGATGCAAGAGAACGCGAAACTTGCGATAGAAGGAAAGCCGGTTGTCACATGGCAAGAGTACCGCGACTTCCTTCGTAATGACGTGGGCATGAGATTGGGAGCAGATGCAGACGTTATGCCGCCTCCAATGCCGGGACAACCACCATTGACTCTCATGCCGGGAGGTATGCCGAATGCTGTCTAAAGTGAGATATGACAAAAGCACAACGGTAATGACGCAAGACGAGCAAAAGTACTGGATGAAGTTCCTTTCAGGTGACCCCTTAATCGGTGACTATATACGATCGCAGTTGAGACATAATCCTCAGATGCGCAGAGAGATCATGAATCAGCCTGTGTGCGGAAAGTGCGAGGGATTCACCTTCTACCACCAAGGAGGCGCACAATGCCCTGCATGCGGTCACTGGACGCCAGAGGGGCAGACGCACAAGGTAAAGATTCACATAGCAGAAGGGTATTACAAGTAGCTGGCTATCGCTGAGACTGCGGTAGCCTTTTCTATTTCCCTCTAGGGGTGACACCGTGAATCAGAACGGACGGGCTTTAGTGTGGGATGCCGCTACACAAAATTAGGAGGGTTAACAATGGATCAAAATGAATTTCGTCAACTGAAAGAATCGGGCGGAACTGTAACGGATGCCGCGTTACGAGATGCAGAAACCACAATTATCGATGATCGGGAAGAAGTTATTACCGAGACGGAAGATGTGGAGAAGGAAGAAGAACACGAGGAACAAGAAGATCAACAAGAGCATGAAGAAGATGAGGAAGAAGATCTTCCACAGCTTAGTGAGAAAGAAAAAACGGCTTTCGAGAAACGGCGCGAACGTGATGAAAAGAAGATTCGCGAACAGTTAAAAGCCGAATACGAGCAGATGTACGGCCGCCATAAACAAGTTATTGAGATGCTTGGCGGTGATCCTGATGCCATCGAGAAGCGTATCCGTGACAATCAACTTGCTCAAGAGGCACAACGATTAGCTGACGCCAATGATTGGAGCGAAGAAGACAAGCAATGGTACATCAATCAACAAAAGCAGGAACTTGAATTAAAAGAACTTCGCGTCCAATCAAGCATTAACAAGCTCAGCACAAACCCTGACTATGCTGGAATTTCCACGATGGAAAAGGAAATCCTCGCAAAGATTGACCAAACAAACGGGAAATTGAGCGTTGAAGAAGCTTACTGGGCGTTAGGTGGTCACAAGAAAGCTGAACAGATTAGGCTAGAGGCTCAAATGCGTGAGTCCGTGAAGCGCCAGAAGACGCCTAGGACGGTCATTACTGATACTCAGGTATCAACTACCACGGAAAAGCCGTTGCCTTCTGACGTGGTTAGGGACGCTGAGAGAATGGGCATTAGCGCTGCCGAAGCAAGGAAGTTAATGACGAAAGAACCAGTCAACAATATCGACGAATGGCGAGCAAGAAACAAAGCCAAATAAGGAGGAATTATGAATGGATATCGTACGTTCTGCTAGGAATGCGGACAATGTGCCAATTATTTATCATCTTAAAATCGATGTAAGCCAAACAATCGCCGTTGGTGACTTGATTCAGATCGATGCAACAAGCCGTCTTGGTGAGGTTGCTATCGCTGCTTCCACAACGATTGTTGGTATTGCTCAAGAAGCAATCACTACCGGTGCCACGGTAACGGACAACGACACAATCCCTGTTGCCCTTGTGAGAGGTTTTGTAATCCGTGCGGCAGTATCGCAAGCCGGAACCAAGAAGACTTTTGCAGAGGCTGATAAGTACACAACAGCTTACGACCTTCTAAACAAAACGACCATTGCGCCAGACGATGTAACGGGCGGTATGTGCTTCGTGCAAGGATTCAACAACACACTAAACACGGTTGATTTCATCATTGGTGATGCCAACCTTGTAAACATCGGTTAAGGGGGAATTATAAATGCCAGTATTGACAGGTCAGTTTAATAACCTATGGACACGCAAGATTGATGAAACGTTCTTCGAGGCTTGGGACGAAGAGCCGGAAGAGTGGCCGGATTTTTTAAAGAACGAAACTTCCAATCAGCACAATGAAACATACCAATCATTCGCAGGTACGGTTAACTGGCGTCCAAAGGCAGAAATGCAGAACGCCGAGCAAGATGCATTCAATCTCGCGGACCTGATCGTAACCGAGTTTGATCCGTACGGCGTTGAAATCGTACTCTCTCGTGAGTACATCGACGATCAAAAATACGGCGAAGTTATCGACATGACGCGTGATGCCGGACATGCCGGACGGAACACGGTAGAGCAGAACTCGGTTAGCGTGCTGGACGGTGCCTTCACGGTTAATCAGTACGATGCTCAGCCAATGATTTCGGCAGCTCACCCATACCGTAAGACTGGACTTGCGGGAACGCAAAGCAATCTCACAACAGGCGCACTTTCTGACATCACAGTTAAAGCAGGACTAAACCTGTTCAACTCCATCAACGACGAAGCCGGAAAACGCATCAAAATGAACGCATCTAACCTGATTACGCACAAAGACAATCAATTCACGGTTGCGACAATCTTCCAGTCTTCACAGCGTTCCGGTACGGCGAACAACGACAAGAACGTTCTGCCTGACCTGAAATTCTCGTACTCCACGTTTATGGCATCTAAAACAGCGTGGTTCCTGCAATCCAAGCAACACAAGATGATTCACTTCTACCGCGTTAAACCTGAGTTCATCAAACGCAAATACATGAATCCTAACGGATCCCAATCATGGGACGGTTACTTGCGGGACAACACGGTAGTTCGTAACTGGAGGGGCGTTGTAGGCTCCACAGGTCTATAAGGAGGGATAACATGCCAACAGATTTCACAGCGACAGCAGGCGGTGACGGGATCGTAAGGGCTAATGCGTTCCAGACAATAGCGGGGGTAACCTCCCCGCTTGTAGTCATATCGGGAACCATCACCTTCGACCCTCCTTCGCTTGCTACGGGGGTTTTTGCAATATCCTCCGCAATCCCGGTAACGGGTGTGGCTTTGGGGGATAGCGTCGAACTATACCCGCCATACGACACGCAGGGAATTATATATCAAGGTAGCCCTTCTTCGGCGGGGAATATCAAGATATCTCTATTCAACGCAAGCGCCGGAACCGTAGACTTAGCGTCCGGAACATGGGGCGTTGTGGTGAAACGGAGGGTGTAAAATGCCTGATATTAATTGGACAATCTCTACTCCGGGTAAACCAACTGTGCGAACAGGTCCGGATACTTCAAAAGAGAAGATTCCGCACATTGCAAGAATGAATGTAAACGACAAAATGACTGAGCTTCAAAAGGTTACGGTTACCAACTATAACCTAATGCAGGAAACGTTGATTAAAAATGAACTAATGGAAAAAAAGTGAGGGGCTTCGGCTCCTCTTTTTTCTTTAAGGAGGTTTATCATGGATCACTTCCCAGGGATTAGCCCTAGAGAACGATATGACAATGATCTACTTAACGAGATGAGACAGATTAGATTGATGCTCGAACGCAATGCGCAAGCGGTTGAGCAACCAAAAGAAACAAAGATAACTCAAATTCAGCCTGTACAAAGGCGCGGAAGAAAGAAGGTTGTAAATAAATGATTAGAGTAAATGGAAGTGGACAAGGGGCGTCGGTAATAACTCCAAGTGACACGGATAACATTTCATTTCCAAGTGGAACCCCGTACACGTTAAATGTTTATGTTGGTGTTACGGGGAACCTAGCGGCGGTTATGGCTAATGGTCAAGTTGTCTTATACGAAAATATACCGGTCGGATTCCATGATTTATCAGTAGTTCGGATCAATTCAACGAACACCACAGCCACTAAGTTAGTAGCCATTTACTAGGAGTGATGAAATGTCCTCTCCAATGTCGAGAGTTAGTTCAATGATTAGTGGCAGTATCGGAAACTACCTTACAAACGTACAAACATGGGGTGGAATTCTTTATAACGTCAAATCGTACGGGGCGGCAGGAAATTTTTTCAAAAGCGACTTATCTGCCTTCAACGAAGCGATAGACTCAGCGGAGGAAAATGGTGGCGTAGTGTATTTGCCCCCCGGCGGGTACTACATTGATGGGGATTTGATCATTCCATCTAAAGTGGATTTTCAAGGTAGTGGGGGCGGTGAGACGTTAGCCTTATCAAAATCCTCTATTATCTTGGGGGATAATGCATCCATTATCATTGAAGGACGAAATGTTTGTATGTCTGATTTACTAATTACTACAAGAAATCCGGCAACACACACAAAAGATGGAATCGTTATTGGAACAGCAAACGACAATGCAGGTAGATTCAAAACTCGAAATGTCGCAGTTAGTTCTTGCAAGTTGATGGGCATTAAACTCGTTCAATCCAATGGCTATGAAATTGACGCTCAAGTCGTAAACAATGGATCTCATGGTTTCGGTGTTGCGATGTCTGGCGCAGGAAACGGTAGTGGTGGGTTTTTACGAATAGATGCTTACGGCAATGGCGGCGATGGTGTAGACCTTTCCAATTCAAGTGGAAACACATTATCGATTCTTTCTCAGTCCAACAAGGGGAACGGCATCCACACAACAGGATGGGGGAACTCGATAACTGGTTATGTCGAATTCAATGGTTTGGATGCATCCGGCAATGCGATTCCGGGTAAGTACAACTGCCTGTTAGATGGGAACGCCAGTGGGAACGATGTAGCCCTTACGATTTGGGATGACGGAAAAGGTAATAAAATATCGTATCCAAAAGGTCAGTTGAGATCTAACAATTTCATCAAGACAACTGACGGTGACGACTTCACAAAAGGTGGATATTTCGCGACAACTAGGATTAAACTTGATTCGGTATCAAATATCTTATCTGACGTTGTTTCTCCAACAGGTGGCGATATCATTGACACAACAAGTGGTTCGGAAACGATGGGTAGAGGGATTTATAAATACTCTTCTGCATATGGCTGGCTTAGATTGGATGGCGTTACTTTTAGAGGTGCGCCAGGCGCTCCAACAAAAGGGATGGATATTCACGATCCTGGCGATAACAAACGGAAATACTACGATGGTGCAGCATGGCAACAATACTCTAGATTTGTGGCCGTTCCAGCTTCCGCAACAGCTACAGGGATAGTTGGGGATTGGTCTGCTGATGCAAGCTATCACTATAGTTGTTATGCGACAAATACATGGAGAAGAGTGGCACACGCTACTTGGTAGGAGCTACTATGAATAATCTCTATCACGCCCTATGGTTCCGCTATCATAGGGCTTTACTCAATTCCCTAACCGACAATCCAAAGACAAGAAAGATGAGAAATCATCATTACAATAAAATGAATCACCACAAGGAGCGTATGAAGTGAAGAAGATAATGACGCTTATCCTGATTTTACTTTTAATCATTCCCTATCAATCATCTGCCGGCGAACTTACGGAGGAACAACAAAGACTAAGCGGAATCGAAAGAGCAATGAAAGCAACTGTAATGATCGAAATGCTTGGCGACGGCATACTACCACTCTCCTATGCGAGTGGTTTTTTTATTTCATCAAACAGCATTTTGACGAATTATCACGTAGTAAGTCGCGAAGGTTCAACGGGTGTTCGTCTCAGAATGTCAGACGGTAAATTATGTTCGGGAACTGTGGGGTACCGCAATAAGGGCGTAGATCTCGCGATCATTAAAACAGATTGCACTGCGGATCCATTAGAGATTGCAGATAATGCCGTACTTGGTCAAGATGTATTTGTGTTAGGTTCTGCAATGGTGGATTTCGCGGTTAATGCGGGTATTGTTGCGAAAGTCGAAGAGAAAGAACACATCGTCGCTAACGTGTTCGCCACTCATGGCAATAGCGGAGGTGCAATGATTAACTCGGACGGTGAGGTTATAGGAATTGTTAGAGGGAGCGAGGACGCTGAATACTTCGTTTACGGGATTCAGATTGAACACATTAAGTACTTTTTAGAACAATCGGGGGTGTTATGAGTGGCATCTTCTCAAGCTATCTTAAATGACATCGACCTAAGATACAGGAATACATTTTCAGTATCTCAGAAGCTCGTATGGTTCAATGAGGAACAATCGGAGTTGTTTGACATCCTAGAAATAGACTCCCCTCCATACGCCTTCACAACGGTTCAAGGAGAGAACTTTTATCCTTTCCCTGATCAGTTCGATGTAACAAAAATAAAGGTCGTTAACATTCAAATAAACGACGATACCAACTTTTTAGAGCTACCATTTGAGCGTAATGACAACAACGAATACGCCGCTTACGGTTATCCATGGTACTCTATCGTATCTAACGCCTTCTATCTCAACTATCAGCAAGATGTGCCGGGAGATAGATTAATTTATATATACACTGACTCTGATCCGCAAGAGGTTACTACGGCTAACATCACATCTTCACCGGACACGCCCGTTCGCTATCAGGAGATACTTAAACTAGGTATCTTGAAACGTATTGCAGGGGCTAGGAAAGACATCCAGATGCGCAACAGTTATGATGCTGAATACCAAGAGAAGGTGTCGGATGTGTTATTTCTTCGAAAGATGAAGGAACCGGAATTCACTGCTGCGGTTGATATGATGCCAAGAGGTAACAGAGGTCGGAATTATTACGGTTCTTACTATGGGCGGTGAGTAAATGGCACAATGGCAAGCGTTGTCTAAGGGCTATGATCGTAAAGTAGAAGTTGTATTCTCCGGTGGAATCAATACCGGAAGTAATAGCTTCAGCATAGACGACTCACAAACCGTTAACGAGTACGGATGGGACACGGATGAGTTCTACCCGGCATTATCTTCTTCTCTATCACCAACCGCATACGGAGCCACGGGCGGCGCGACGACTAGACTTCTCATGAACTATGGGAATGTACAGTTGATTCGCGCCGTTGGTACGAAATTGCAGAAGGAAGTGTCTGGTGTATGGTCTGACATCGCAACCGGATTAACTGATGCGGATTGGTCGGCGGCTAACTTTGATGTCCTTGGTGCGGCGTTAATCATGACTAACGGGACTGATCCGGTTAAGTTCTGGAACGGAACGTCTGTTGCTAACCTATCCGCCAATGCGCCAAAAGGAAAGTATATGACCGCCGATAACCTCCGGGTGTTCATTGGTAATGTATCTACCGATCCAACGTTAGACTACATCCACTACTGCGGGTTCCAGGACGCAACGGATTGGACGAGCTCGGAAAACTCAGGAGTCGTTCAATACTACACGCCAAATGGCGGAGCGATAACGGCCATGATTTCCTTCGGAGGAACCATCTGGGTATTCAAGAAGGATTCATTCTGTAATATCTTCCATACCGGAGATAGTCGAGCTGCCTACCGCCTCGTACCATCTACCGATAATGTGGGATGTGTAAACCATAAGACGCTTGTGGGCGTTGGAGAGGCTTTATATTGGTTGGGTGATAATGACATCTATATCGGAGCCGCAGGAGCTTCTAGCCGCATTGGAGAGCCTGTCCGGGGATATATCAATCGAATCAATAAAACTCACATAGATAAATGCTCCGCTTTCACCGATGGGATCCGGTACTACTTGAATCTTGTCATAGACGGCGCAACTGAACCGAACATACGGTTGATGTACGATACCCGTAAGGGATACCGCATATGGCGCGTATCTGGAATCAACGAATCATACCGGTATGGCGCTCAACTAAACGGTATCCCATACGCCGGGAATTCAAGTGGTCAGACTTACAAGGTTAATGCGGTAGCAACCAATGGGACGGCAATGTTTGAAACTAAAGATTTTGACCGCTCGGAAGTAGAAAAGGAGTATTGGCAATTATACAACCAATGTTATTTGCCATTAGGTTCTACTCTATTAATAGAGGCTTCGGTAGATCAAGGCGCAACATGGTTTAGTATGGGCGATCCTATTGTATCATCATCAACCGTACAGAACGATCCCACGATAATCCCTTTGGACTTATTGCCATTAGGGTTTTGGGTTAGATTTAGGTTCACCGTCACAGGCACGTTTAGACTCTACAGTTCTCAAAGATATTTTCGCGTTCAGCCGTTGCAATATTGACATTACCACCTACGATATATACAATAGGTATATGGAGGTGGTAATTTCTGAGAAAGACATCGATCAACATTACTCCTGAGATCGATAAGATTGTCACGGAGTACCAAGAAAAGAATGGGATTACATCGTGGACTGCCGCATTGTTTGAATTAGCGCGTAAAGGTTTTGAAGCAAGTAAAAAATAAAAACCGCCCCCATCATAGTCCTGGCAGACTAGGGAACGGTTCACTCGGGCTTACACCCAAGAGAATTATAACATAATAGCCAGTCATCATAAAGGTGTAGCCTCCAAAAATGGAGGAAACATGGAAAAGCTAACAATGGATTTAGGAAGCGAAACACAACTTCATCACTTAGCAAGTTTAATCATCGATAGAGCATTTCCGAAAGATACCGATATGACAACTGAAAAACTGTGTCAGATAATAAAAACTAAAGTTGATGAGATATTGGAGGGGAGGAATTGAAAAAACATATTGAGTTAACTAAAGGAGCCGTGGCAATTGTTGATGACGATGATTATGAAGAGTTATCGAAATATAAGTGGTTTCTTCACAAAGATGGTTATGCGGTACGAAATATTAGGCTTGGTGTAAATAAACGCACAGCCGAAATGATGCATCGAGTGATTATGAAAACCCCTAAAGGTTTAGAAGTCGATCATATTGACGGGAATAAACTAAACAATTGCAAAGCAAACCTTCGTAATTGTACACACAAACAAAACATGGGTAACTTGAAAAAAAGATCTAATGGAAAATCGAAGTACAAAGGTGTATCCAGAGTGACGGGCAGTAATAAATGGCAATCATATGTACTTCATCAAGGGGAAACGATATATTTTGGTGTTTATAGTAGTGAAAAAGATGCCGCATCAGTCTATAACGATTGGGCAATAAAAACATTCGGCGAGTTCGCTTCGTTAAATGACATTGGGGAACACGAGGTTTTAGAAAAAAACCCAAAAAGAAATATCAGAACAAGCGTACACAAAAATATTTGGTGGAATAAAATAAACAAGACCTGGAGGGTTAACATAAACAATAAGCATTATGGAACATTTCACGATTTGGAATCAGCAATATCAAAACGAGATCAAATATTAAGCGCCCTCCAGTGAGGGTGTTTTTATTTTAAGAAAGGGTGAAAAAAGTGCCAATTCCAGACACAAATGGTATTCCTCCATTTGCAGATTTCGATATGTTGAAAGGTAAAATCAACGAGATTGTTCAGAAGTACAATAATCTGTTGGTTAACTTGGACACTCTCAATGTCGTGACTTTAAATGCGAAAGTCATAGAAGCCGGAACGATCACGGCGGATAAGATGAATGTGACAGAGTTATCCGCTATCACAGCTAACCTAGGAACCATCATAGCGGGAATCATTCGAGGTATATCCATCTACGGTTCCTACATCGCAACGGCAGAGGGCACATACCCAAGATCAGAGATGGATGTCGCGGGTAATTTGTTTGCTGCTTATCAGAGTGCGACTAACTCAGCGAAGGTCGTTTCCAATGTTGCGGGTACTCCAAGATTAGTGTTCAGTGATTCCATCACAGGTGGGGATATGTTTTTATTTAATTTCTTCTTCGGTTCAAATTTTGTGGTTAGATCGATAAACTGCGATTTATACTTGGCAGCAGATACTGGTTATAACGTGAACGTTGATAGTTGGTCTAGGTTATTTAGCCTAAGCGATTCGCAATCACTCCAAACGGCATTAGACAATCTCACCTCCGCAATAAACGCAAACACTTCCGCCATTGCCACTAAAGCAACGTCAGGAGCAAGCACGGGATCAGGTGGGGGAGCTACTTTAAATGGAGGGATACCAATTGGCACATCATTAAGCGTGTCCGGAGGTGGTTCTGTCACATGGGGAGGCATAAGCGTTCCATCGCACTCCCATTCTCAATCCTAATTGTGGTATAATATGACAAAATTCCACTTAGGGGCGGTAACGATGAAGAAAATAGTATTCGGAATAATCATAGGCGCAGGATTAACGTTCGCAGTACAAGCAGGAGCCGAAACGATTTCTAATGTCGGCAAGAAGGTACAAGCTGAGTACGAGGTAATCGTGGACGGAAATCCATTACCAGTCAAGGCGGTAGCTGTGGGAGGAACAACTTCAACTCCAAACCGCGCACTAGCTGATGCGGTAGGCTATGATATCGCATTTAAAGACAACGTGGTTTCGTTCACAAAAAAGAAAACTGAGGTGGTAACCGTGGTTACTTCGAGTCCACTTGTGGATGAGTTGAAGGAGGTAAACGACAGAATTTTGGAATTGACTAAACAAAAGAATAAAATAATTCAAGAATCCGTTCGTATTGTAGGTGATGCCGAACCTGACTACGCAGAAAAACTAAAAGCCCTCGAAGCCCAAGGTAAACCAATACAAGAAGAACTAGACGCGCTGAACAAGCGTAAAGCTGAGCTAGAAGCACAACAATGATTGACAGTCTAAAATAGTGGATATAATATCTAATTACGGTGCGCTACACCGCTTGAAATAACTCGTTCCTATGGCGCTAACAGTATGTGACCCGTATTCGGCTACCAATCTTTAAAAGCAAATAGACGCCTTCGCGGGCGTCTTTTGTTTTACCAAGTGTCACATGTGGTAATAGTCTAAAAAGGACGGACTATCATAACTTATAATTGCGAAAACGGAAGTTGTGGTTTACACTTGAAAATAAATAAAGAATCGGCGCGCCAACGCCGATCCCTCTGTACAACGCTTTAGGTGGGAATCCATCCAGTGAAAAAGTTAAAACAAGTACGATAAAACAACGATAAA